TGACCCGCATCCGCAAGCACTGCACGCGGGTATCAACGCCCACGGCACCGTTCGGCACGGCGCGGCCCTATGTGACCTGGCAGCACGTTGGCGGCCAGGCGGTGCGCTGGTACGACAACACGGCCCCAGGTTTTCGCAACGCGCAGATCCAGGTGAACACCTGGGCCGACACCAAGAAGGCAGCGTTTGACCTTCTGCGAGACATCGAGGAAGAACTTTGCAAGATCGACCCGGGCGTCCATTTCACGGCCAGGCCCATGGAAGAACCCTCTGATGCCTACATCGAGGGCGACGAAGGCCAAGAGCCCGGCGTACTGCAAGGGGCGCTACAGACATTCACCGTGTGGGGCGCGAGGTAGCCCGCTACTGACAACCACAGCCCGCCACTGAGCGGGCTTTTTCATTTCTGGCCGTAAAGGCCAACCCAGCAAGCCGCTTCGGAGCGATCCGAGCGGCTTTTTTCGTGCCCGTTCCGGGCGTCATCTCAACGCCCGCCACGCGGGCTTTCTCGAAAGGCCCATGCCATGTACTTGACCGCAGTTGGAAGCAAGTTCTTCTACTCCACCACTTTCGGCACCAAAAAGACCGTCACGTCTGTCTCCAATGCCGATCCGGCCGTCGCCAGTTCCACGGCGCACGGTTTCAGCAACGGCGGCGAGTTGCTGCTGATCAACGGCTGGGAAGACGCCAGTGAATCCATCTGGCGCGCGGCCAACGTTGACACCGACACCGTTGAGCTGGAAGACCTGGATACCTCGGACACCGAGTGGTTCCCCAGCGGCTCCGCTTCGGCGGGTTCCCTGCAACTCGTCACCGATTGGCAGGAGATCGGCCAGGTGCTGGAAGTCAACAACACCGGCGGCGGCCGTCGCGACATCACCGTCAGCCCGTTGGCCCGTCGCAACTCCATCGTCCTGCCTGCCGGCTTCGAGGCCTCGGGTATCGACTTCACGCTGGGCTTCGACCCGTCGCGCGTTGACCAGAAGGCCATGGACAAGATCAGCCGCCGCCTGTCGCAGCGCGTCGCGTTCAAGTTCCTGATTCCCGGCGGCGCGAAGCTGTACGCGTATGGCTTCCTGCAGAAGTCCGGCGTGCCGCAGATGGCCAGCCAGGACGTGATGAAGGTGAATGTGTCCTGCTCGTTCCTGGGCATGGTCAGCACCTACGTGGACGCCTAAGCGCCCACGCCACTACAGCCCGCCCCGCATCCCGCGCGGCGGGTTTTCTTGCCCGCTCGCCGGGCGCCCCAGCACCGATCCGGCCCCGTTCGCTTCTTTCGCGGGAAGCGGCGGGGTCGGGCACGGGCGTTTCCTCTCTCCCGCGAAAGACCACTATGGCAAAGCTCAAGACCCTGGCTGGCGCACCCGCCAACTTTCCTCTGACCATCGAAACCCAAGACCTCGCTGGCAACGACGTGGAAATCACCTTCACCGCCATCGGCCGCACACTGCGCGACTGGCACCCCATCTACATCAAGCGGGTGACGGACGAAGCCAACGCCAGCATCGAGAACGCTGAGAAGGCCCAGGCCGATGCCGAAGCTGCAGCAGGCAAGGCCAAACGCAAGGCCAAGCCCGTCGCGTTTAACGAAGCCGAAGTGCAGAACAACATGGAAAAGGCGCTGCAAACGGCAGTTGGCCTGGTGCGCGAGGTTGCCTGCGGGTGGGAATTGGACGATGAATTTACCGACGACGCCATCAAAGACCTGATCTCGAAATACCCCGGCATCCAGCAAGTGGCGCACCAGAAGTACCACGACGCTATTTCGGGCAACCGCGCAAAAAACTAACGGACGTTGCCAAAGCCCTGTACAAGAAAACCCCCAATGGCGATCATGGGGGATTTGGCAACGTGAAGATGGCGGGCAAGCTGGCGAAACTTGCCCAAATGCCCGCCTATACAGAAGAAATCGAAGTCTGGCCCGAGAACTGGCCCGCTATTAATTTCTTCTTGGAATACTGCGCAACCCAATGGCGCACGGGTATGGCCGGGGCAACGGGCCTGGACTACACCGCCGTGCTGGCCTGCATCCGCACCTTGGGGCTGGCGCGAGACAAGCGTGACGAACTCTTTGCCGACGTTCGCACCTTGGAGCGTGGAGCGTTGGAGGCCATGGGCGAGAAGGCGAAGTAGGGCGGCGCGTTCTGGGTCTGGCTACGGGTGGGGTCTGTAGCCATGGCGTCTCCTTCTCCTAGCCTTCCATCCTATTGCAAGGTGGCGACCGCCTTTATGGTGTTCTGCTAATATCGCCAGGATCAATAGGAGTGCGTATGTCTGTAGTTGTCAAGGCAAACAGTACCCGCGCACAAGCATTCAAGCGCGGGTTGTTGAAGGGCCTAGGAGCGCCAGTGATGCTCTTTGGCACGTTCGAAATCGAGTGCGGCAAGCCCGCCGACCTTGCATTCAAGCCCCTTCCGCAGCGTAAACGGGGCAGCGTTGCCGACGACTGGAAGGCTGTTGGTCGAGGAATAGCCGAGGCGGCCAGGGTTGGCTAAAGCAGCGAAGCTCAAGCCAACGGTGCGAGCGGCGGCCCCTGTGGTGGGCGGGGCAACTTCCAGCGTCACGCACACGCATACGCAGGTCAAGGCTCATTCGGGGCCTATTCCTTCGCCGGAAGTGCTGGGCGGGTATGACGCCGTTCTACCTGGTGCGGCAGAGCGCATTTTGCGGATGGCCGAGGTACAGCAAGAAAGCCGTCTGGCGCTGGAAAGGCGACAGTTTGAGTCCGATGCGAAGCACCGCGACGAAATGACCGAGATTCAGCGCAAGCTCCATCAAGGCTCGTTCGCCAGCGACTACCTCGGGCAACTGCTGGGCTTTTTGATCGCGGCGGCATCGTTGGGCCTTGCTGCCTACGCCGGAATATGGAAAGGGAATTTGGCTGTGGCGGCTCTGTTCCTTGGCCTACCAGTGGTTGGGATGATCCAGGCGATACGCGGGATCGGTCAGCGAAAGCAGGCGGACAAGACATAGCCAGCGCCTCCAGCTGCACGTCCATGCTCTGCATGCGATGGGCGGGAAGTAAAACGCAATCGGCTATCCTGTTCCTCTTGAATAGGAGAACGCATGAAGAAGATTGCTGCCGGGTTGGCTGTGTTGCTAGTGCTGTGCGGTTGTCAAGGAAACTGGGAGGCACAGAAAGCTGTCAAGGAAATTCTATATAACCCGGATGGTGCGAAATTTTCTGATATGCACCAGGGAGCTGCGCCGGGAAGCGTTTGCGGCCTTGTCAATGCGAAGAATCGGCTTGGAGCATATGTAGGGAAAGAACGCTTCTTTTATGACGGCTATGTTGCTGGAATTGCATCTCCAGTGTCAGATAAGGACTTCCATCGTTTATGGCTGTCGTTGGGTAGATCATTCTTTAATGAAGACTACAAAACGACATCTGCAAAATGCAAACTCGTTGCTAAATGGGAATCGGTGTGCGGGGGGACATATCCTGATCAACAACCGCTGTGCCGGATCTTCGAAATGGATGAGCCGCGTGACTTTATTAAAGCTCTGGATGAGAAATTCGGCACGCGTTACTGAATTTAGGAGAGAAGAGTGAAATCAGTTCTACTTGCAGTTCTGGCTGTAGCTGTGCCGACATTGAGCATGGCGGAACCCCTTTGGGGGAATGTGGAGGCTGGAGCATCATTGACCGACATAAAGAACTCATATCCTGATGGTCGGGTAGTTGAGCCGACTGAAGGCCAGAAGATCAAGAGTGGCGCAATGATGCGGTATCGTATTTCCAGCGTCCCAATCGTGGGAGAGTCATTCAGGGCGGAGTTTTACTTACTTGGCGGAAAGCTTGAGCAGGTAACTCTGGCTCTAGAAGCCACAAAAAACAGTTACGAATGCCAGCATACAACTGAAGCCGTCATTGAGGCCCTCATAGCAAAATACGGCACCCCAGTGAAGCGTGATGGTTCCACCACGTCCACAGACTATTCTTGGTCTATTGGTAAGACGACAATTTCATTATTCGGAATGAATTTACCATCCATCAATAGTTGCTCACTTTCTATTTTTTATAATCAGCGGATTGCCGCTTCGTCGGACAATCTTTGATCGCCGACGCGCTGCCCTACTCATCGTCAGCATCAGCGACGGCGACACGCTGACCGCGCAAGGCCCGTTCTTTGCTGGAACGGAATGGCTAGGCCGTCATGGCTCTTGGCGATGCAGCCGCACCTTGCCACGTAACGCGGTCACTCGCATTTGTGTTCTCGGCGTTGCCTTCAACAGGGCTGGGTCGGTGCCATGGTTTTCATCATCTGGCCCATACACCGACAGGGGAGAGTCCAAGATGTCCGCTAGCGCATCTTCCAGCGATAGGCCGGACTTCATAGCGTAGTTCTTCAATCGGTCTGCCAGTTCGCCAGAGATAGAGAAGGTCATCCATTGCTCCGGTTTGGACGTGGCGTATTCCTCCATGTCTCCTGTTCCGGCCACAAGCCATTGGAACCGCACCGCGAGAACGTCAGCGATCCGAGCTGTTGTGACCCGGCGCGGCACCGCCCGATCAGCTTCATATCGGCTGACCTGAGTGGGGGCCATCTCGCACGCGCGCCCCAATTCTGTCTGTGACCACCCTCGCGCTTGACGAGCGTAGGCGATGCGCTGCCCGACAGTCATTGAAGAAAAATCCATAAGTACAAATAAGGTACTTGAAATCAGTACAAAGGGTACTAAAATAGTTCGCGTACCGACTTGGTACGGTTTGAACGAAAGGAATTCTATGCCCGCCCCTGAAGAAGGCCAGCCGAAGCGGCGCTCCCCCGTGAGTGTGAAGCTGTCGGACGAGTTGGAAAGCTACCTACGAGAGAAAGCCAAGACGGGCTTCCGGTCGCTCTCCAAGGAGATCGTGATGAGGCTCGAAATGACCAGAAATGAGGAGGGCCAGAAGAATGTCCGCGCAGCCTGAAAAAGGAAACGCCCCGGAAGTTGCAGCAACCGGGGCGTCGAGTGTGAAAACCCAAGAACGCAATCAAGGATTCAACGTGAGCAATTCTACCCAAGTAGCACCTACCCGCGCAATCACCGTCCCGTTCCACGGCGCTGACCTCTATGTGGTTGAGCATGAGAGCCAGCCGTACACCCCAATGAAGCCAATCATCACCGGCATGGGGCTGACGTGGCACGGGCAGCACGCCAAGATCAAGACCAATGCCCGTCGCTGGGGTGTTCTTGAGTTGAGAATACCTTCGTCTGGCGGTCTGCAAGACATGCTTTGCATGCCGCTGCGGAAGTTGCCGGGCTGGCTTTCCGGCATCGAGGCTGGCAAGGTCAAGAACGCGGAAGCGCGGGCCAAGGTGGTCGAGTACCAGAATGAGTGCGACGACGTGCTCTGGCAATACTGGAACGACGGCATCGCCATCAACCCGCGTGCCGCCTACTCGGTGAACCCCGGCGACGTGCTGACCAAGGAGGAGGCGGACACCCTGCGCCAGATGGTGGAGGGCATGGCAAAGAAGCTGACCAGCGACACCAAGGTGCAAGGCAAGTTCATCATGCAAGCATGGTCGAAGCTCAAGACCCACTTCCATGTGAGCTACCGCGAGATTCCGCGTCACGAACTAACCGAGGCCATTTCCATCGTCAACCGGCACACGGTCGATTGGGAACTGGTGGACGAAGCGCCGAAACCGAGCCTTGACGACGTGGCACGCCTCGACCATGCATTCCACATAGCCTCACAGGCCGCGGCCCAGGTGCAACGCGCAGTATTCAAGTGTGTGATGGAAGGCAAGAAGCCTGACGCACTGACCGACCAGTGGATGCTGTACTTCCACAAGAAAAGCTGGGGGGACAAAGCGGTAGACGCCTACTGCAAACCGCTGGCGATGGATGCAATCTGCCTTACCCCGGATGAATATTTCGCCAACCTGGAGCGCGGCGACGGGCACCAACTGAGCGATGAGCAGTTGATCCGTATGGCAGAGACTGCATTTGGGAAGTTCGCCAAGCATGCTCGCCGGAGCGCCAGTCAGGCCAACGCAATAATCGCTAGGCAGACCGCTCCCGGAGTGCTGATGCCAGTTTGATGCTACTTACCTGATAGCTGCATGCGCTTTCCAGATAAGCGCTGCAGCCTGATTTAACTGCAAACCGCCTCCGGGCGGTTTTTTCATTCCCCCAAGCCTCGCGGCCAACGTCGCGGGGCTTTTTTATTGGGCAAACCACATGGCAGAAAGAACCAATCCGCACGCCGAAATTGTCGTCGGTGCGCAGAACGATGCTTCGCCTGTCTTCAAGCAGGTAGCCGCCGATGCCCAGGCTATGGGCGACAAGGTTGCAGCGGGCGCAGACAAGGCGGGCGGGGTGGTGCTATGGGGATGAATGTTCGGATGAACGTGGCACGCTTCCAGGCGCAGTTAAGGGCTGAGGCTGACAAGTTGCATGCGGCCACGCGGCCCGCTGCGCAAGCTGGGGCGCAAATAATCTACGACCGCGCAAAAATAAATGCTCCCATTTCTGAAAAGGAGCACTACTTCTATATTGATGGAAGAAAGTATGGGCCATATGCCCCAGGCAACCTTCGAGACAGCATATATCAAGTGTTCAGCAAGACTAGGAGCTACAAAGATGTGAGCACATATCACATAAGTTTCAACAAAGAAGATGCGCCCTACGGGTTCATGGTTGAAATGGGCAATAGCCGTGCGCCCGCCCGGTCTTTCATTGGGAGCGCGGTGGCAGAAACACGGGCGCAAGTGCGCGAAGCGATCAAGCGCAGGTTTGTGAAAGAGGTGGAAAGATGAGCATGGAGT